AAAAGTCGAGGTAGGAGCCGGGGCATCGTTGCCATTGTAAGTAATGTCCACGATCCGGTTGAGCATCTGCTCGCCACCGATTAACGCCGAGCATCCGCGCATCCACTCGGCGAACTGTCCCACCATTGTCGCCGTCTTTTGTCCCTGCGTCGTAGTGAGCGTGATGTTGGTAGTCGGATTGATGTAGGCGCTGCGGGAACCGTACTTCAGCGACTCCGGTCCATCGCGATAGATAATCTGGATCGATTGATTGACCGCGCCGACGGCGCGCACGATTTCGCTCTCGTCTTCTCCGTTGTCCGCGCCCCCCAGCGAGAACCCGTAAATGTTGGCGTAAGCTAGAAGATCGAGGACAATCTCTTGTACGGTCATGCTGCGCGCCTTGCCGAAAGCGCGGGGAATTGTCAAACAGGAAAGCCGAGGGCTTCCTTCATTTCATCTTCGCTCATGCCCTTTTTCCACACGCCAGCGTCCCTGGCGCGCTGCTTAATCGTCCTCTCCGGAGGCGGCGTATTGATTTGCACCAACTCAGGATCACTGATCGCTACGTCACTTTCTTCCGCTTCGTAGAACTCTGGAACCCACTGCTGTTGGAACAGCACTTGACCTATTAGGTCAAACTTGTCGCGCTCGTAATCCTCGAGCGACATTTCAAACACGAACCCACCAAATTCCGGCCGCAAAACCGCTTGCCCGTAGTTTTTGAGACTTTTTCCACAAATCGGGTACTCCGTACGTCCATGAGAGAGAACCCTGTTAATCAATCGAACTTTGAACATGGCCCGTGATAACAGAAAGGCGGTTGAGCTGTCGAGCCCAACCGCCTCTATGAACTATCTGTGCCTTAACCGGCTGAGTTTACGTGCCGAGGGCGACAATATCAACCGGCTTGAACTCTTTGGCGACTCCATGCTGGTTGTAGAAGATTTGCCCATCCCTGTCCTGACCAAACTTGCGCTTGGCCGCTTCGGAGATGAGGAACTCCTGACCGCGCCCGCTCTGGACAAACACCAGATGGTCGTAGTCTTTACCGTCGTCGGGCATCGCTCTGACGTTGCTGCCGTCAAGAACGGTCACCAGTACTTGGTTGCTCGGCGTGACTTGATCGATGATCGGTTTCGTTCCGTCGATCACTGGATCGGCGAAACCCTCGTAGGGATCGGGAGGCGGTACGTCCTCCACGACTTCCTGCTCCGGAGCCGGAACTGACTTTCCTTTCGCGCCGTTCTTGTCGTCTTTTTTCAGTAGCGCGATCAACTCGTCTTTCTTGGCGTCGTGAGCGTAGTCGAGGTTGCGGCTATCCGCTTCCTCTTTCAACTCAGCCACCGTCATATTTGCGTAATCCATAATGAATTTCTTTCGGGGTTGTGGAGCGCCGCCCCCACTTCTGAACGGCGCTCCGGTGTTGCTCCAAATTTAGGTGACTGTCGGGAAACCGTCTGCCGGATACGCCGACTCGATCACAATGAAATTCGGGTACTTCCCGTCTGCTCGTTGTGTCGCACAACTGCCAAACACGGTTTCCACTCCGATACCGTGATCCATTCCGTGGTTGCGATGTTCCTCGGTGCGCGCAGCGCGAGCGTTGCGTCCCTTGAGTGAACCGTAACCGCAGATACCAGCCATTTCTCCCAACCCCAAGGTGTAGCAGAAGGGAACGCCGAAGGCGTTGACCTCCAACACCAGCGATCCGACAGGGTGCGAATCGGTGAGATTCGCCAATAGCCACGGAGCCACGTTCCACGTAATTCCCGAACCGGGGAAGGTCGTGACCGCGATACCGCCAGCCGCAGCTCGGAGCCTGCTCGCCATCGTCAGCTTGTTGCCGTTATTCACCGTGTAGGTGTAGAGGCCGATCTTGCCGGCGTTCGCGCCGGTCAGGTTGTAGATCGCCACATAACGAACTGTCGTCGTGTCAGCCGGGATTGTGTTGCCGTTCGTGTAAACGTAGGGCGCGTTCGAGAAGGACTCGAAGTAGTTGGGAGCTGGAACCAACGCCGCACCGGTAGCGTCGCCGCCGCCAGTAATATCGTAGGCGTTGTTATCAGCAGGGATCGCCGCGCCAAGGAAGGCTCGCGGTTGCAGGACTGAGCCGACCGGTCCGTAGGCTTCGTGGTCGCGGATGTACCACCGATAGATGCCGTGGCCGTTCCAATCCACAAAGTCGCCACGGAAGATCGGGTTCCCTTTCCCGCGATTCTCCGCGTACTGGAGCGCCTGCAAGTAGGCTGACTCACTCCCGAGAGGCGCGAAGGCGTACTGAGTTCCGAAGAATAGGAACTGCTCGACCATACCACCAGCGGAATTCTTGATTGTCCCTACAGGTTTGCCGCCCATACCGGACAACACAAGGCCACCCTTGGTGATTGTGTTCGTGGAAAGTACGTCTGCACTTTTCAAGAGGTCGCGGCCACCTCTGAAGTTAGGCCGCACCATGTTTAGCCCCGCTGTTCGAGCAGCGTTGACCAAGCTCATCATCAAGTCCTCGCTGATCTTTCGGCCCAGCCGCTGCCGAAGCAGTTTATTGGACAGATTATCGAACTGAGAACCGATAACGGTTTCTTCCTCCGCGACGTCGGTGATACCGAGGCCGAACCATTGGCGCCCAATTTTGCAGGGGAAACCGCCGATACGCAGTTTTTCTTCGTTACCGCTTCGGTCGCCTTCACCTTGCGCGCCTGGACCGCCCAAGGGAGCGATGGTCGGAATGTTGATCGTGTTACCGTCAACTTTCGTCAGGTCATCGTACTGGACGAAAGGCTTTCCCGAACCGGGACCGCCGATCATTTCGTCACTGAACACGTTGGCCTGCTGTGCGCCCATTAGGATTCGCTTTACCCAAAGCTCCTCCGCCGCCTTGGCGTTTTGTGCGACCATGTTGCCATAGGTCGTCACGTTGATTTTGTTGTATGCCGCCCCGAGTTGGGCCGTCATTAACGGGTTTACTGCCGCCACCGCGAAAAATGCTGCGGCGCTTTGCGTCGCAAACAAGACCACGAGGGCAGTACCCAAGTGTAATCCGGCGATTAACCGGCGTTTAGTTAGATTCATTTGTCTTTCTCCTAAGTTGGGTTGGCAGAGGAAAAAGCGGCCTTGGCGAAACGTGGCTACCGAATAGCGGCAGCAAGCCCATCTTTCGCGCCGGCAAACTCATCCAGCTCGTCCAACGAGGCTTTTTCGCTGAGGTACTCATAGCTCTTTTTGTCGTCTTGAGCCTCTGCGGGTTTCCCCGGGACGGCAGTTTTATTGCCGGATACCGGAGTGGCCTTCTTTTGAACGGGCGTTGGCGGAAGTGCTGGCTTGGATGGAGTTTTAGGCTTGGCAACGATCCCGAGTTCCTTGGCGACGATTTCCGTCACCCGCTCCGGAGCGGTGTCCGCATACAAAATGGGATGCTCAGGGTGACTCGGGTCTTTCATTTCCTCGAATCGTTTGGTGATCGCTTTCCCTAGCGGGGTATCAGCCTTGGCAGCGTCGGGATACTCAGCAAGTGCGCGAGTTTTTGACGCTTCGCGCGCTTGCTTCTGTTGCTCGACAGCCGTCAACCGCTGGCCTTCGCGTTGGTACTGCAATCCCTCCAACCGAAGTTCCGTCTTGATAAGTTGGGAGCGCTTCTCGGCCAGAGCGACCGTCGCTGCGCGCATCTCCTTAGTGGACAGAATCTCGTCCGAGTCTTCGGGTGGATCGATCTGAGCTTCCAGAACAGCGATTTCGTTTTGCAACGATTCAAGCTCTCCGGTGACCGCCGCGACTGGATCGACCTGCGGACCTTCTGCGCGTGGCGCAGTTGGTTCGCCTCTTACCCGCCGCTCGGCTTCGCTCCAAGTGATCGGTGTTCCTGCAACATCGGCAGCTTTCTTGACCGCGGCGATTGCGCGATCGGTCGGATCCTTGAACCGGAAACGCTCAGGGATTTCTCCTCTTGGTTCCTCTGGCTCAGGAGCCGCTGTCGGCGGTTCGCCTTCCGCTGGCGGGGTTTCCTCTCCAGTAGGAGGAGGAGTTTCCGCAGGCGGTTCGGTTTCTGGTGCTGCTTCTGCTACAGGTGCCTCTGATTCGGCTCCTGTGCCTTCTCCACCGCCAGCTACTCCCGCGATCCTGGCTCCCTCGGTCTGAACTGCATCGAGGTCTTCCAGACTCGCATTTTCAAGAGTCGGCTGTGGTGTACCCGCTTCCGTTTCGGATGCGGCCGTCGCTGGATTTGTCTCGGCTTGCGCCTGAGTTGGGTCCATGACGCCGCGCTCTGGCGAACATGGTAAAAAGATGCAAGCCTATTTTTTCCGGTTCCTGCGCGCCCAGTCGTCCCGCACCTGTTGTTCATGCCGGTGAGCTGGGCTTTGCCGGAGGAAGCGGGTTAGGCGTTTTCCCATCGCAACTACGCCGATAGGCGAAGCGCAATCGTCGCGATCCATCGTTTTAAGGCCACTTCGTTCATTCAGATCGACTTGGATCGCGCGGGCCACGAATAACACTTATAAGGCTAACTCCTAGGAACTTCAACGGGCTATATCGACCTTGGTCTTAGATTGCCCGTTCCAACCTGCGTCGTGCGCGTCCTCCTCGCACTCATGGAGGGTGTCGAAGCCCTTGCGGCACTCCTCAACGATCCGGTTCTGGATCGGGCTCTTACGCTTCCAACGCCACTTGTGTCTTCTATCTTTGTAAAATTTCCAAGTGTCCTCACGCACCTTATTCGAGAGGGTAAACCTTGCCTGCCACCGTAGCTGGCAGTCCCGGCCACAGTTCGTAAAGATAAAGGCGTCGCTTGTCGCCCGAGTTGTAGTCAATCATGGGATTCACTATCTTGGCAGCGCAATAGGCCGCTTCACCGGTCTTATCTTCCGGCCCAATCTCACCAGTCACAGCCGCCGTCCACGCGCCGGTCTTCATGTTAGTCAGACGCGCCTGACAACCCATCACCTTGAGCTTCCGTGGCTCCAAGAGCTCGCGCACCTGTGGCGGGATCACAATGTATCGGTCCTCGTCGGCGTTGAGGTATTTCCCCTTGTTGTAATAGGCCGTCATCGGCTGATAACTCACATCGTCGTGGTCGGGGCCGCTCCCATCGTTACAAATGTCCAGATCGCTACAGAAAGTCACGTAGCCGCCACCGAACGCCTGCCAGATAGACACAGGATCAATGATGAGGAGCTTGCTCGGATCAAAGTCTTCCGGCTGCGCCGGCGTCGGCCCTGGCACTTCGGCGGGCTTACCGGTAATCGCTTCACTGATCGCCGCACAGATCGGGTCGAAGTGTTTGTGGTACAAGTCGGCGTCGGTCGTGGAATCGACAAAGCACACCTCGATTAGAAGCGCCGGCTCCTCCGTCTTGTTGAGGAAAAACAGGTCGGTGCGCTTCTTCGGTCCACGATTGATCAGGCCGGAGGCGGCAGCGATGCTCGCGGAAACCTCGGCAGCCAGAACCTCCTGCGTCACAAACAGGCACTCGGTTCCCATCGGCTTACTGGTGTCCTGGTAGGCGTTGAAGTGAACGCTAACGTCCAAATCCCGGGATTGGGCGTTGTGGAAATTGACGATCCTGTTCAGGTTCTCGTTCTGCGTGGTCGAAATGTCGTCGTGAAAGCTCTGCACGCTCACACCGGCTCTCAGAAAATAAGCTGCGACTTGTTCGACCACCTTGCGCGCCTCGTCCACTTCGTCCAGCACACCGCTGGCGCCCCTGACTTTTTTGCCATGGCCGCTGGAAATAACGATGTTCATCGTGGTTGTGGTTGCTTGGAGGGTTCTAGTTGCACCTGCGGCATAATGAGCATATTCGGACGCCCCAAAAGCTCGGCCAAATCCTTAACGTCGACAGTGCTCCCGCCCCTGTATTTCCCTTCCTGATTCGCGAAAAGCACGCGCACCCTGTTCGAGGTCAGCACGACTCCCTCGCGTTTCAGAATTTCACCGATTGCGGCTTCGGCTCGTTTAACTCGAGCCTGCTCGCTCCTGTTGGCTCCGTTGGCAGATGGTTTCTTTGGCATTAGCCCGCGCTCTGAACCACATCGGTTCAAAAGGCAAGGCTATTTGCGTTCCAACGTCAGTAATCGCTCCTTAATGTCCGAGATTTCCTTGTCGTGAATATCCTGTCGCAACCGCTCTAACTCATCCCATTGGCGCTTCTGTGTTCGCAGGTATTCATCGTGGAAAATCTCGAATGAGTTGGTCCCCTTGGCATCCATACGCTCGATGCGCGGAGCAGTCTCAATCTTCCAATCCACAACCTCGGCGATTTTCCCGCCGCGCTGGCCGATGCCATAGATGAAACCAAGCACACCGACGATAGCGATGGCAAGCGGAAGGCCAATAGCCACCCACCTGTGTTTGCCGTTGCCGTTCTCAGCCACGCCAGCGCAACTGGCGAAACCACCCGCTCAAAGCAAGCCTAGAGTTTAAGGCCGTCGGCGGGCGGCTCAACAACGTTGCTGGCCGGATCGTAGCTGTGCGGATAGGGAGTCGGGTTCCCGAGGCGTTTCAAGTCCATCCCCAGCCACATGATCGCTTCCTGCAATTTGGTGATCGTCAGAGCGCGCTCGCGGCTCGGGGTCAACTCCTTGAGTGTCTGCAACTGTTCGTCGAGATTTTTCCGGAGTTGCTTGTCGGCCTTGATGTTTTCGTCTTGTACTTCGGTCATAGTCAGTGAAGGTTGAGGCGCGCACGAATCTCGTCAAGGTGCGGGTCTTTAGGATTTAAGGAGCGCCGGTGTTCGATTTCCCGCTCGTCGAGCCAACGGGCGATTTTGCGCCACGTTTGGAAGATCGACACGAGTCGCATGACTGCCTTTGGGGTGAGCTGAGTAATGTCAACCTCCTCCAAAAGATCGCGAGATTCCTTGAAACCTCGCTCGATACAGGTACTCGAAAACCACTGGAACGCGGAATTTTGCCGGAGGCTTTCAATGTCCCCGAGTTCGTCGAGAGCCCGTTTTTCGTTTCGTTCTCTGGCTCCTGGCTCGCCGGCTGGATCGGCCCTGAATCCTCCGGCGACGGTTCGGACAAGCTCATTGTCAGTTAATCGCCGGATCGGCGGGGTTGGATTGGTGTCATCAGCCACACGGGCAGTTAATCACTTCTTCTGACCGTTTGTCGAGCCTGCTTTCTTCGCCGCAGCCGCTTTCTGGCGAGCCGCTTCTTCCGCTTGCTTCATTCTCAGTGCGTGTTGCTCGGTCGATTGCTGTGTCGAAACCTGCGCCTGATGAGTTGCTACCTGCGTCTTGAGGTTCGCCTCCCGAACCGCCGTTTCTTGCTTGAGGCGCGAAGATTCAATCGCTGTCGAAGCCTTGAGGCGCGCGGCCTCAGTCTGTTGTCCCATCTTCTGCTCGTGGAGCTGCGCGCTTTGCTCCATCTTCTGTTGGTGCTCCTGCCCCTTCATCGCCATTTCCTGTTGGGGATCGCCTTGCCCTGCGGTTTTCTCCGCAGTTTTGACCTGTAGGTCTTGCTGGACTTTCTGAGCGACTTCTTGAGGACTCCCCGGCGAGATACCTTCCCGCTGCAAAACCTGCACCTGCTCGCTGCGGAGAAGATCGGGGTATTTGGTGGCGATGCTCGTGCGCGGCGGGAGCTTCGCGGCCTGTTGCTGCTCCTGTTTCCACTGTTCGACCTCCTGATCGCTGACTTTCCGCAGCAACCGGTCACTGTCCTGCACTTCCAGAGCGCGCAACTGGCGCACGTATTCTTCGCGGAGGAGGTTTTGTTCCTCTGGATTCAGCGCCTCGTAGTACTCACGGCAAAGCTGAACAACCATGCGGGCAGTCTCAATCGTTTCCGTCGATCGGGAACGAGTAAGGAGAAGTCGAGTGTGCCGACCAAGATTGCGGATTTCTTCTCTCGAAAGAGTGAGGAGCGACTGCGTGTCCTCGTCGTACAAGACCTCATTTGGATCCATGTGTTCTAACACGCAATCCACGACCTGATCAAGCACCTGAGTTACGCCGTCGCCTTGCGCGGCCTCGGTTTCTTTCATCAGGACGTTGGCAGTTCGCTCGAGCGATTTGATGCCGGTGGCGAGCTTGGTCGTATCCAGGCCAGCCATGTTGCCATCGTCGGGGCCGACCATCCCAACCTCGGTGGACGCGGCTTGAAGCATCAGCTCGATTAGCTTCATCGCGTTCTCGTCAATGTCCGTGAGTTGGACTTGGAAAAGTGGCGGGTTGGACGCGGTGAAACGCGGGTCGTCAACGTCGAGCACCTGATCGTCGCCGAACACCAACTCCTGACCGGCCTTCCATTGGCTCACGGCGTTCCGGTTGCGGAAGCGCACGCTCGAATTCTTTGAGCTCTTGAAGTTGACGCGGTTAAACTGCGTGTCGATGTAGAGCTGCTTGTGGTCGAGCATTTCAAATACACCCGTTCCATACCAGCGATCGGGGACCTGCTCGATGCCGACGATAACGTCAAAGGGCCGCTTTTTGAGGTGAGCGCCCATGTAGTCATACCAGATCGCTTTCTTGTTCTTGCGGTCGATGACAACCCAAACTTCCTCCTCGATGCCGTCGTCGTCGACGTCCATTCTCATGTAGCAATCCGCTGCGTTCACGA